AACAGCGGTGCTGGGAGCCGGCATGCCACCGAGCTTTTCATATAGCTCCAGAGAACTTGGTCGCGTCTTGTGTACGACCATCATACGCTCTTTTTCAGGAATGTCTTTTGCGCCTTCCATCAGCTCGCGTATCGCACGCAACGCCTTTAATATATTTGCAGCTTCAGCATCATCGGGAGACATCACTGCTGCGCCCGTTGCGCCAGCGGCGCCGACCTTACCTGCAGGTGACGCAAGCACGTCGCGTGCTGTGCGAAGGGCCGCGCCAATTGGTTTGCGAGCAGCCGCGGCAAAAGGAATGCCAAGGGTCGCGGCGTTAATAGCGGCCTCCCCTGTATTACCCTTGCGATATGCTTGTGCAGCGTCAATCACTGTAGGAAGAGCGAGAACGTCTGTAAGGCCAACACCATACGTCGGGCCGAATAGAGCTTCACCGGCACGCCTACGAAGCTCTGATCCGTAAGACGGGCCGCCTTCGCCCGCAATGACCGCCGCGGCTTTTGCCCTCCAATCATCTCTTGGACGAACAGTCGCCTCGCCCGGACGCACCGGGAAGTTCCTATAGTTCTGCAGCGCCCTCTGCCAGCCCTCGCCGTCAGCCCTGACCTCTTCACCTTCGCGCGGCTGGATGTTGGACACAGTCCGCTGACGCGCCTGCTCGGGCGTCATGTCAACGTCGAACAAGTCTTCAGCAGGGCCGCCGCCGGCCATGACCTGACGGCCAACCTCCGGCATGTACTCTGTCGGATATTCGTCCTGCAGCAGGACAGGGCCGCCCTCCGCAAAGCCGTCGAAATCCTCGATCATCTCCGGCTCGACGTAGTCGTACTCGTCGTCGTAGACCAGCTCCGGCTCGACGTAATCGTACTCGCCCTCAACCTCTCCGCCACCAGCAAAGCCGGGGTTCACGAAGTCTGCAACCTCGTTCAGCAGGCCGCTGACGATGCCGCCATTGGAGTAACCCTCGTCCGCAGGCTCTGGCGGCGTCTCGGGCTCAACGTAGGGATGCAGCTCCTGCAGCGCCTGATCGGCGCGGAAGAAGTCAGCCGGGTTGTCCGGGTCGCCCCAGTTGATGACGCCGTTCTGGACGACCGGCTCGCCGGTAGACTGCGCGGCCTCTCCGCTCAGGACGGCGTTGGCGACGGCCTTGGCGGTCGCTGCGGGACTTGTGACGGCCCGGTAGACCTGCTGCGGAATGCCTTTAGCAGTGGCAATGGCGCGGTCTACGGGGCTCTGCGGACCATTCTCCGATGGCTCAGCATATCGATTAGCCATGTATCCGAATAATGGCAGCTCTGGAGACGACGCAAATGTTGGCCGGGCCGGATCACGCCGTATGTTGCCAGACATAAACAGCGGCGTGACTGGATCGGCAGGGCCGCCGCCCAACCGCAGCGGCAGATCCGTTGATATTTCACGCACGTCTGGTTTAAGCGGCGGTATGAGAGCGGCTTGAGCATTTCCCATTTTGGGAACTGGTTTGTAAAGATTTTCAGCCCGCAGAGTGCTTTTTACTTTTGGCCCGTACTCTTCGTCCACGACCGGTTCATACGAGGGCCTAACTGTCAGTGGACGAGCCTCTGCGGCAATCTCTGCCGCTCGGCGCACCGCCTGCTCCTGCGCACGCTGCATCTGGCGAATGCGCATCGCACCCTGCTCAAAGCGACCACCGCTTTCAGGAGCGTAAGACTGGCCATATGGGACGAGACGGCGGCGGCTGAAGAGGGTGTAATCGTCCATTCCCTACTGCTCCTGTTCAGGCGGCAGCAGCGGCCCAAGACCCTCCTGCACCTGTGGCACTTCCCCCTCCCCGGTTAGTGGCGCTTCGTTTGCTTCGAGCCGCTGGATCATGCCGGGCTCCAAGACGCTTTCGATCACCGGCATGCCCGCCGGGTTCTTGGCGATGTCTTCCGCCAGTCGGACGGCGGCCAGACGCTCGCGGCTCTCCCGGTCGCGCTTGCGGTTGATGGCGTCGAGCTGCATGTCCTGCTGCTTGATGTCCATCTCCTGCTGACGGAGCTGCATGTCCATCATCTTCAGCGGGTCCATCTGCTGCCCCGGCTGCTGCGCACCGAGCTGGGCGGCCTCGGCCCCCGTCTTCTGCGCCTGCGCCTGAATGTTGGCAATCTCGGCCTGCGTCTTCGCAGCCTCCAACTGCTGCATCATCGGATCCTGCGGCTGGCCCTGACCCTTCTGCGCAGCATTGGCCTGCGCCGTCAGCATCTTGGCGTCGGCTTCCTTCTGCTTGATCTCCAGCATCTTCTGGATTGCCTGCTGCTCCGGCGGCGGCTTGGCGGCCAGTGCGCCCGGCGGCACCATGAACTGCTGCGGGTTGCTCCAGCCCATTGCCTGCAGGGCGGCAGTGTCGATGGCAATCGGATCGTACAGGCTCGGGTTGGCCGCCTGAAGCTGCTTGAGGCCCATGATCTTCATCATGCGCTGCGCGTGGCTGGCCGTGTTCGGATCAGCCTGCGGGACCAGATCGCAGTCGTCCAACGCCTTCAGGAACGTTTGCTCGTCCCATTGGTTCGTCATGGCGTCCTGCTTCTGCCAGAAGCTCTCAGGGTTTTCCTTGAACGTCCGGACCAGCAGGGCGAACTCTTCCGCCTGCGCCGCGTGCATGCGCTTGTGGACGCTGTTCAAGACCTTCGTGGCCTGATCAATCATCGCCAGCGTCGTGCCGACCGGAGCGTCTGCACGGCCCTCTCCGACCTGCTGCTCGCTCGTTCCGCCGATGCGCATGCCGGTCTCGGCCATGTTGTTGACCAAGTTCATCAACGCAGCGCCGGGCTCCTTGTAGGGGAGCGGCATGACAGCCTGATTGATCGGCATGCCGCCGGTTTTGATCAGGGCACCGCCGCCGGGCGGCACGCGGAAGATGTTTGTGTTCTGCCGTGCGCCGGTGTCGGCGTACAGGAAGCCGGGGAAGTTGGCGTACATGCCTGCGTCAAGCATCTCGCGCCAAGCGGCAGTAATGGCATTGGTCGTGTTGCCGAGGATGTGCAGCAGCCCGATGTCATAAAACCCAAGGCCGGGGACAAACGTGTACTTGACGAAGTTCTGCCTCGCCTCCGGCAGTTCGGCCTCGTCCATGTCGTAATTGCGCACAATCGACAGGATCTCGCGGGTCGAGACGTCGATGGTGACGCGATACGGAACCTCTAAGCCGCTGATTTTGCCTTTGTATTTGTGTTCAAAGCCGAGGATGTCCAGCTCGCAGTAGCACTCATAGATTTCCCGGTCGCGGTCTTCCGGGCGGAATACGCCCTCAGATATTCCCTCGACCGAGCGTTTTTCCCGCTGCGCGGCGTCGAGCTGCGCCTCCTTCGGTGCCGACAGGTCGGTGTCGCGGTAGACGCCGAGGATTTGCAGGCGGCGGACGGTCGATGAACGCATCATTACGCGATGCGTAATTCTTTTGGCGTTGCGCAGATCGGTCGCAGCGTTATTGACGATCAGGTCTTCGGCATCGACGCTCTCGCTGACCGGGCGGCCACGCAGGGGGCAGAAGTAGAGCTTCTTGAAGGCCGTCCCGCCGAAGCCGAGCATCAACAGCATGCGGTCGGTGTCGGGGTAGTATTCGGTCGCGGTGCTGGTCAGGTAGTGGTTCAGATCGCGTTCCAGCGCATTGGCGAGCTGGTCTTCCTGCAGCGTCGGCGTATTGTCGTCGTTGCGGATTTTGACCGGCCCGTCGGTCGGCAGCAGTTCGCTGCGGGCGTTGGCCTGAAACCGCAGCACGGCCTCCAGCAGCAGCGGATGGCGGACTTGGCTCATGCCTTCGACCGGCGCACCATCGGATGCGCCCTGCAGGTTCGGCACCTCCAGCTTCAGGCCGAGCAGCTTGATGCCGGTCGCCCGATTCTCGACCCACTCTTTGCGGCTGTCAATGTCATCGTCGATGCCGCGCAGCAGGTCGTCGGAAATGCGGCCCAGTTCGGTCTGGGGGATGTCTTCCACCAGATTGTCGAACCACTGCTCCTGCCGCCGCTCTTTGCGGTCAATGGGCTGTCCGTCGAGCGAGACAGTCACAGAGCCGTCGTCGTGCTCGATGCGGAGGATTTCGCCATCAGAATTGATCTCAGGAACGTCTTCACCGGCCTCGATGATCACGTCAGGCATGTCGGCCATATTCGGCTCGGGGAGCCCCGGCAGGCGAATGGACGGGTTTACGAGGCCCGGTGTCGGCATAATCAGTTCCCTGCGTTCTGCTCGGCCAGCATGGCCCCAATCTCTTTCACAAAGCGTTGTATGCCCTGCTGCGCGGCTATTGTATCATTCTTGGCAGAAATATCATAGATGCGGACATAGTCGTGCGGCTGGCGACCCCAGACCTCCACTTTGAAGGCCCCGAGCGTCCGCGGCGTGGCGGGGCGAATAACATCTACGACGGCGCTTGCGCCAATGAACTCAGTCATTTCAAACCTCAGACAGGATAAAGCGGCGCGGGTGCCTTGCCTCGTATGCGTCGGCCAGCGTCAATCTCAGCTATACGCTCGGGAGCCCGGACGAGCAAGCCTGTCTCGCGCATGTGGCGCAGAGCCTGACTGACCGTATCGACCAAGTCGTCGTGCTTCCCCTTGGGGAACACCTCGCACTGGCGGATGACCATGTCGGCCCAGCTCCGGTCCGGAGCGTGGATCATGCCTTCAGAGAACAAATGCTGAACGCTGTACAGGCGGGCGAGCTTGTCGATGCTGCCCGGATTGATGAGCTGCACGGCCCAGTCCTCATGGCCGTACAGGCGGCGCAGCTCCTGCGCGACGCTCAGGCCCGACGCCTTGCCTTCGACCAGCAACTTGTCGACCTTCATGGCACGGCAGGTCTTGGCAATCTTTGCCACAAGATCAGCCAGCTCCAGCCTCTCCTGCCACGCCTGCATCAGCATGACGCGAGGCGTTGACTGCGGATCGTCCGGCAGCAGATGCTTGATTCGCAGCCCCTCGTCGAAGCGGCTGGCCTCGCGCATGCGGCTGCGCCGGTTGCCGTCGCGGTCCGACCAGTTGTCGGCGGTGGCGCTGTCGAGGTCGCCGGAGAAGACGCCCCAGACGGTCATGGCGCTGTAGTCGTTCTCGGTCTTGGTGGTGTAGGCCGTGTCGATGCTGGCCACGACGTAGTCCATCGGCGGGTAGGCGTCGCGGGGCCAGAGCGCCCACCAGTCGGATTTGATCACGCCGCCGCCCCGAGGCGCAGGCTCCTGCTGGAACTGCCCGGCGGTCGCGTATGGACCCATGACGCGCTTGTCGCGCTCGACGACGTCGGCTGGGAACCTCTGTGGGAACAGCAGCTCTCCGTCGGCCTGCCGGGGATCCTCCAGCCCGAGGCGCGTAGGCATAGCCCTGCGCGGGTCGTACTCCATCGGCAGCATGACATGATCGTAGCCGAGCTGCCGGTCGAGGATCACGCCGCTGACATCGTCCTCGTGCAGCCGCTGCATGACGACGACGATGGCGCTGCGGTCTGGGTTGTTGAGACGGGTCGGCACGGCCTCCTGAAACCAGAGCGTCGTGCTCTCGCGCTGCTGGTCGCTGTTGGCCCCATCGACGCTGTGCGGGTCGTCGATGATCACGCGATCGCCGCGGGAGCCGGTGATCGAGCCCGCCGCAGCCGCCTGCCGGAAGCCGGTCGAGCTGTTCTCGAACTTGGTCTTCTGGTTCTGATCGCCGGTCAGCTCGACGCGGTCGCCCCACCGGTCCTGATACCACTCAGACGTTATCAGCCGCCGCATGCGTAGACCGTCGCGGATGGCGAGGTCGAGGCTGTGCGAGGCGCAGACGTAGCGCATATGCGCCATGTTCTTCGGCCCCCACTCCCACGCCGGCCAGAACACGCCGACCAGCAGCGACTTCAGCAGCCGGTTGTACGCCGAGCCGTCGTCCAGCTCGATGCCGTCGGTGATCGCCTCCAGATGAGCGCAGAGAAAGTCAATGTGCCAGCCGTGGACGTATGGCTGGCCGGGCTCGATGATGTGCCACGCCTGCCGCACGAAAGTGGCGAGATCCTCCTCGCATTCGGCCTTGCTGATCGCTCGCAGCGTGCCGGCAACGTCGACGCGCTGCGATCCTATGATTGCGACATTTTGCACTTCCGGCCCCAGTCTCGGCGCAACTTGCTCCACGGCGCTGTTGTCTCAGCCAGCCGCAGATATTCCTCGTCCGCGACAGGATCATACCACTTTTCCAGCGACATAGCGATGGCGTGCTCATCGCTGGTAGAATAGATCAGGTCGCCGTCCGGGTGCTCGTAGCAGTACCCCAGCTCATCCTCGTCCAGCTCAGACCGACGCAGCCAACCGAACTGCCAGTGCCACCCTCGGTCGCGAAATTCGTGCTTCGTCATGTCCAACGGCCTCCTGAATAAAGCAAATCAAGCCCGTGTAATAGGCACTCATGCCTGCGTATCTCCCGGCGCGA